CCATGATGGCCGCTTCTTCAGTCTGCAACCCTGTACCCAAAAATGGCACAAAGTCAGCCAAGCCTATGTTCAGTGGCAGATTGCTACTGCCGCCACCAATCAGCGTCTGTGCGTTCTGACGGGCTTTGTACCGATCCATGCCCAAGCCTTCAAAGCTGGTTTGCAAGTAATCAGCCAATCTTTGCCGCATGGTTGGGTCAACGGCTTTCATGCTGTCTGGGTAGCGGCCACTGTAGGCCTGCTCTGGCAAATTACGCGACCCAACCTCGGCCAGCATCACATCGCCTTCTTGTCTGCCGGGCATGGTCTGCTCTGGCATGTCAGCCGACACAGGTTCAACCGGCATGTCAGGGAATTGGACAGCAGTCAGCGCCGACAGATACTTGTCTTCAATTGGACTGTAGGCCATTACTGCTCTCCATTTGCTTGACGCAACAATTGTTTAATGCGGTTTAACTCTTGCAGCTTTTTCTTGTCAGTGCCAGCTTTGCGCTCTAGAGCTGGCAGTGTGTTGTTGTTGATTGGCCCGTTAACCCACTCCGATTTTTCATACACTTCCAACGATTTTTTTGCAGCTTTAGCTGTTTCGGTGTTGCGAGTCTTGGCGATGTTGTCTTCCAACTGGGTCAGGATCTGGCGCGGTGTCAACGTCTTACCTTCAGCAGCTGCGACAGCTTGGATCTGCAATGCTTGTGCTTTAAGTTCATTGCGGCGCTTAAACTCCTCGCCCTTGGGATCGATCACCACCACGCTGCCGGGTATCACAGGGATGCCAGCCAGCTGCGAAATGCCGCGATCAAGCTCTGAGCTTTCGCGCCGGTCTTCGCTTTGCAGCAACTTAAGAGCGGTCACCGCGTCCTTGCCGGTAATGCCTTTGCCGACCATTGACCAGATTTGATCTGGCCGCGTGATGGTGTTGTTGTAGATGCCAGCAATTAGATTGAAATTCAAAGCCTGATTAGACTCGGCTTCCTTTGGTGGTTTAGGTTCTAGCAGATCCTTGAGGATGCCAACAGGTACAGATCCTGGTGCTAAAGCATTGAGCTGGGTAATGAGCTGCTTCTTCTTAGGACTACCATCTGGCAGCGGGAAGATCTGCTCCAACAAGTTGATAGCTTCCGCTTCACCAGCTCGCTTGTCATCAGCTATCTTGGCATCCTTGATTGACTTCTTATTGTTGACAGCCACCATAAAGTTGGCGGTTACCTTGGCTACGGCATCAAAGTCGTTGACGATCATGGACTGCAGCACGGGGCTCATGTTGCCAAGGTTGCCTTCTCTCAGGTTCTTGAGAGTCAGCTCTGGGTCAACCATGTTTGCGTCAGTGATCAAAGCCTTGGTCACAGAATTAATCTTGCCATTACGCAACGCCACTTCAAACTTTGTGCTGTACTCTGTTTGCAAAGCTTTGTCGCCAAGCAACAATGATTGAGTAAGAATGTTTTTACGAAACACATCAGCCAGCTCATCAATGGAACGCTTCTGGCCATTGGCATCAGTCCAGCTTCCCTGAGAAATTGTTTGCTCAAGCAGCCTTGTGCTGTTGTCAAAGTCTGAGTCGAACTTGGCAATGCGCTGTGACTTAGCTCTATCAAGCTCGGCCTTGTATGCAGCATTTAGCACGGTGTTGCCATGAGTGGCCATGGTTGCGCGGAACTTGATTGATGCCTCTGGGTCAATGTTGGCCAAAGACTTTGAAAAGCCATCAGACATAGTCTGAACTTTTGCCGCTACTTGGGCAGAGTCCATTTGACCGGCCTCGACCTGAGACAACATTTTTACCAGCTCATTTCGGCCTTCAATCTCAAAGTGTCCTGACAGCTCAAGACTGCGAGCCTTGGCCACAGCTTGGTCAAAGAAGTTAAGTGAGCTTATTGAGCCGACAGAAGATATATCACCGCGACCGCCAAGCCCAATTGTGGAGCCGTTTTTTGCCGCCTCAAGTTGGTCTGCGCTTGGTGGATTCTTGGCTACATATTCCAAGCCTGCTTGCTGGCGCATAACACCAGCAGCTTGAAATGCGCTGGCGCTCATGCGGTCAAGTATTTGCGCCAGTTGGTTGTCGCCTTGAGCAGCAACACGCGGCCCAATGTAGTCAACCTGCTGCTGTTGAGCCTGCACCATTGGCACACCGCCAACAGACCTCAACTGTATTTGCCCTGATTCAATGCGCTGTGTGGCCATGGTTATCTAACCTTCAAGTAGTCAGTGCCGCCTTTGATCAAGGTTGCGTTAGCAAGAAGGCCGCTGGTCTTGCGAGCAGCAGAGCCAGCAAAATTTAGTTGGCCAGCTTGGCTTCCCGCCGTGTACAGGTTGAGCATGTTTTGGTAGCCGGTGGACTCCAGCATGGCGCTTGCATCTTCAAAGCCAAGCACTCGCGCAGTCAGCGCGTTGAGGTCAGCAATACCAACATCACGCATAGTGCCGGCCACGTTCTCCCGCTGCACACCGAGGTTTGACCCTTCGCCAACAACTACACCGCTTGCCGCAGCTCTTGCCCGCACAGCAGCGTTGGTCGCCCGCATATTCTTTAATAGAGAGTTGCCAGCGATCTGGTAGTTCTGCGCCTCAATCTCAGCCTTCTTGATCGTGCGGCCAGCTTGAATGGTTGCGTACTGCTCTGACATATCAGCACGAACCTGAGACACGGCAAGCGTGTCACGCGCTTGCAGCAGGTAGCTTGTCTGCTGATTGATGCCAGCAGCTTTCTGCGCCTGCGACTCACCGTAGGCTCCAATTACTCCTGCAATTCCAAGCGTTTGTCCTGTTGTTATTGCCATGTCATGTCCCTGAGAAAACCGCAACGCGGTAGTCCAAACCGAGCAGGTTCATCTTGACCGGCAAGTCTTGGGATACCTCAATGAACTGCTCGCGGCTATAGCCAAGCACACCGTTCACACGCTTGATGCCGGTGAACTCTGGTATTGGGTCATCCAGCAGCGGGTTGTCAAACAACCTAAACGCCACTGGCTGGTTGTTGATAATCATGTTCTGCGTTTTGTTGACCACGGCGCTGATCTCAACAATGCGCTTCTTGAACGACACCCGGCTGCCGGTCTGGAGCTTGATCTCAGCAGGCATGGTTCTGATGTAAACAGTAATTGGCAGACCAACCTCGTAGCTTGTCGTGCTGGATCTGTCAAACGTAACGCTACCACCACCACTCACAATCTCGTTGCCTTGCGGCGAGCCATCGGTGATCACGTTTAGCGACTTGCCAATATGCGGCAAGCTGCTGGCACTTCCTGCGGCACCGCCAACAAACGCACAGTCGGTGAAATATGCGTAGTCAAACTGCTCAATAAAAAATCTGGTTACGCCATTAAATACACGCTGGGTCACCGCATAGATCACGTTCACATCCACGCCCACATCAATGAACAGGCCATCTGTCAGGAACTCTGATGGGCTAGTCACCTGCTGGCTACGCATGATGCTGAACACAGCCATGCTGCCGTCATCGGTATTTGTCATCAACAAGAGGTCAGCCTCTTCAGTGCTTGATGCGCGGCGCAAAGCAATGCGCTGCGGCCCTTTGAGCAGGTGGCCAGACAGCAAAGAGATGCGCTGGGTGATGTAGGTGAGCTGCGTGTCGCTAAAGACAAACTCGTTGAGTGACTTGCCTTGGCGCTGGATGTAGATTGATCCAGACTCTACAGATTGAACGCGAGTCCCAGGCTTGATGCCGTTGCGGCTCACGTTCTTGAATGTGAAGGTGAGGGGGGTCACTGGGTCGGTGCCCGTCTGCGGGATAAAGAACTCGCCGCCGGTGGTAAACACTTGAAAGTCACGCGAGCTGATGATGTCGGTGATCACGTTCAAGTCACTGGTGTCCAGCGTAGCTTCAACGGCATCATCATCCAGCGACTCGGTTGGGACGAAATCAAAGAACAGGCCGATCTTGGAACCCCAGATCGTGGATGGGCGCGACTTGCTGCCACCAAAGTAGAGCCTGCCCTCATGGAATGACACACTGGTTGGGTAACCTTTGCCAGCGCTCCACACATCAACGTACCCGGCCTCAAGCTCCCACCCACCTGATGCCACAACAGAGGTATCAAAAAACGGGTATTCGGTAATTGCTTTGACCACGGTAGTGCTGATGAATTCAACAATACGCGCACGGCCTTGAGTGTTTACATTTACATATTGATTAACACTTCCAGCCGCAAATGCGGCACCACTCGCTGTCAGTGTGACGTTGCCGGACACCGCGCTTGGTGTAAGAGTTACCGCTGGGTTGCTTGCGGTCAGCGTGAATGCGTACTTGGGAATGCTGTCAAAAGTGATGGTGCTGGCCGTCCACAAATTGTCTGCGGCACCGCGCACAATCTTAGCGGGCGACAGGTCAGGGTGGACAACAATCAAGGTGTCAGCAGACTGAGTCCAGCACATGTCGTCGACCATAGCGCTGGTGATTGTTGTGGTCAGGAAGCTGTCGCCAGTGCCGTTGATGTTGGTAACGATTGCACCATTCTTGATGACATGCATGCGGTTGTGTGTAAAGCACAGCATGTAGCTGTCAGTCACTGAGAACTGAAAAGACACCAGCCGCACACCATTACCTGCGCTGGACGCACCAGAAGAAGAGTTGGGCAGCTCAAAGATATGCTTGGTGCCGGGTCTACGGCGAAGTCCACCTTGGGGTTGGATCAGCACATTGGTGGCCTTGGCCAGTGCATTGCCATAGGCGGTCAGGTCAACCCGCGCACGAAGCAAAGGGTCGAGCTCGCCTGTTGCAAAGTTGGTGGTGAACTCTACAAAGCGTGGCATCAGTTCCTCACTGCAATAAGAGAATAATCTTCTATTACGCGCACAGGATTATTCTGGCCATCAATATTCATAGCGGTGCGCAAAAAGCCGCCTCGACCATTCTCAGATGGGTCGCCTGTAGCCACACGCTGCCACTTGACAGACTTGTCTTGCTGCTCAGTAATAGCCTCGGCAATGTGCCACGCAATCATGTACTTGAGCAGCTGCACAAAGTACTGTGGCATGGCGTACTCAGGCACACTGAACTGGTAATCAATGTAGACGCTGGTCAGGTTAGTGAGCAACTTGTCGCCTTGAATCTCCCAGTCCTTTTGGACAGGGCTACCAGAGTTGGCGCTGTTGTACACGGCGCGGGGGTTAGAGAGTTTGTCGCCGGGTAACTGGTACTCGTAGCGCCAGACTGTCGCAGGGGTGGTGATGAGCTGTGCCAGCTGCACCTTCTTCATACCAAAACTCCACGGGTACATGACCAAGGTGGAGTCGCGGATATCTGGATAGAGTCGGTCGCATACGCTTGACTCGTCGGTGCCGTCATTAAAAGACGAAATAGCCTTGGCACCAATCAGGAGCAAGGCATCAGAGCAGATCGATACACCAGTGTCACCAGAAGCCATTTGAACCTCTCAATGTAAGAAAGGCCATCCTCCGAGGATCCCCAGAAGATGGCCTAGCTAACTGACCATCAATTAGTCAGTGTCAGTTGCGCTTACGGTTGTGCCGTCAGCAATGTCAACCACACCAGCTGAAGACACGGCGTTGACGTAAGTCAACACTAGGCTTGGGGTAGTAGCGTCATAGACAAAAAGAATGTCACCGACTTTCAACAGCGATGCGATGCTGTCGAAGTAGCTCACAGTGTTAACTGTGGCTTGGGTATCTGTTGTTTTGTACAGATACATTGATGGTGCATTGCCAGATTTGGCAGCGCATACGGTTACAAAACCAGTGCTTGAAAATGCCATGTCAGTCTCCTAGATTAAGTTTCACGGCAGGTGATCTTGACGATACCTTCATCGTCAATCGCAACAGCGCCAGCACTGAAGATTTCGTTGACCAACCAAGACGTTTTTTCCGCTACATAGTTGATCTCGGTTCTCATGGCGATACCTTCACCATAGCCAACTGCATCCTTGTGGAATGCAAAGCAGCTGCGATCAAGTGAGGCATCAATAGCCAAGCCGCCTTCAGAGCGGTCACCCAAGACATGGAACGTGAAGCCCAAGTAGGTGTTGAGCTCGCCCTGCACCAGCGCTTTAACGCTGTTGAAGTCGGAGCTGGTCACGCTAGTCTCAGACAGCAAGTTGGCCAAGCCATTTGCGTGAATGATGATGTTGCGGCCATCGGGTGGAACATTGTTCTTGTCCATTAAGCGCTTAGCTTCGCGCAGCTTGGTAATGTTCATGTTGGAGTCTGTGCCACCAATGTCATTGCTGACGGTCAAGCTGGTGCTAGATGCGGTAAGTGCATCTAAGATCATCTGATCTTGGCGACGGCCCATAGCGCCAGCAACAACTTGCACCAATTCTTGGCGCTCATCGAAGTTGACCTTGGCTTGGCTAAAAATGTCAGAGTACTCTGCTGCGTTGTAGTCAGCCAAAGTCAAAGTGACTGAGCTAAATGCAACATTCAGAGGTGTGACATCGGTTTGGGGGACGCGAATAGTTGCGACACCCTTGCCTACTTTGGGGAACTTAACAGTTGAACCTTCGACTCCACGACGCTGGCGAACCGCCGGAACCAACTTTGCCATACCTTGGTAGGCTTGTTTGACTTCCGCGTCGAAGAGAGTAACGAAGGCATTGCTTAAAGAAATGCTCATTGGGATACCTCATTCGGTTAATTAAAAACAGGGTTCTCGCGCCGGTAAGCCTGATAGTCAGGGCCGAATGCTTGCTGGTATCGCCAGCCAATCGTCAGCATCCACTGCGGTAAGGGTCGGTTGCCCGGTAGGCCTTGGCCGGATTGTATGACTTTTTTGATAAAAGCAATAGGGGTGCTTGACTGTTGTACAAAAAAGACCCAGCCGAAGCTGGGTCAAAGGGCAACTGCTTGCCTTAGAGAGATTATTTAAAGTTCGATTGAAACATCTTTTCTACCTTGTTGCGGTAGCCGGGGTCGGATTTGTAGCGTGGATCGTTGACCATTTGATAGAGCTCGTCCTTGCTGGGTGCGCCTTCAAGCGGTGCGCTCTGGGTTGGCACCCTGCCCTCATAGGCCTCGCGCACCTTCATTAGAGCGGTGATGCCGCGAGCGGTGCCGCCCATAATCTTGAATTCCTCAAAATCATCTTTTGACCAGACACCCTTGTTGACCAAGCCGCGAGCCCAGTCCACCATCCCGTTCACAATCGCGCCGCCGTTGGGGCCTAACTGCTTCATCTCAACAGCCGGGTCAACCATGTCGCCCTGCATGATTTCTCGCGCTTGTGTCTGGAGGTTGTTGGCTAGATCGTCAAACGCAGCCTGCGACAGATTGTTTTCCTTGGCCCATGTAGACAAGGTCGTGGCTATGGCGTTTGTGTCTGCCTCTTCGCCAAAGGCTTTAAGGTCGTACTTGCCGTCTGCTGGCGCTTTGTGCTTGCCTTGGCTGATTTGCTTACGCAGATCCGACCAGGATTTTGCAATGCCTTCTAGGTCGGGCTCGTTGGAGTCTTTCTTCCAGAAGTTTTCTGGCCAGAAGTCTGGCCGCTCAAGTGGATCATCGGGCGTTGGTGCATCTGCCTGCACTGCCTTGTGGTCGATTTCGACCGCTTGTGGATTGTCTGGCTTGGTTTCGTCACTTACTTGCACGTTGTCAAGTAGGCCGGTTGCACCGGGCTCGACGGTTGCTGTGTCGTTCATAGTTTCCTTGCTGAGTTAATCCGCACCTCAATGTCCCTCACCACTGTCCTTTGCCCTTCAGCAAAGAATGCGTATGAGGGGTCTGTGCCCGGTACGGCGATGGGCACATTCACATACATGTGCTGCAACCATTGCAGCAGCTTCTGACCATCTTCAGAGCCAAACACCCGCAGCGTCAGCTTGGCCAAGTCCTCGCGCTTTTGGTCAACCTCGCGGATGTCGCTGGGCTGGCCGATGGCCTCTAGTTCTTCCCAGCTCATTTGGCGGGGGGCTGCATAACTTCATCAGGCCCAGCAAAGGGTGACATGCCCGACTTCATGCGTGTTTGCGCGTGTTCGTAGGCTTTGTCCATGATTGATGGCGGTAAATTGTTGAAAAAACTTTTGCCTTTTATGTCTGTGCTTAAAAGGTAATTCAGCTCTTTCTTGGTAAGGGTTGGGACAATCAATGGGATCTCCATCTCCTTGCCATTCACACCAACACCCACAGATATCTCTGTGGATACGCCGCCATCTGGGCGCTTTAGCTCGCCAAAGAACCCCATGCCTTTAGCTTCGCCGTCTTGTCTGTTGCCGTAGTCCATCACATTGCCTCCATAGGTGCTGGTAGTGCTTGCATGCCGGCACCAGCTTGGGCCTGCATGGCCATAGCTTGTGCGATAGCTTGCTGCTGTTGTTGATTGCGCATCTCTTCCATAAGCACGGCTCGCTCGGCTGCGGTGTTGCGCACGGCTGCAGGCACACCCAGCTTGTCGGCAAGGTAGTCCACCAGAATGTCG